TTGACCATGTAGCTACTACTTCCAAGGATAATACACAACTATTCGAAGGGAATCCACAAAAGATTACAGCGGATGTAGGCCGTAAATTATACCAGTGGCTCGAGTTAGGACTGGATGTGAAAGCGGAGGAAGAAGCGAAAAGGACAAGTCTCGTTCAACAAGTGATGGCCATTGCGCAGGAACATGCGGAGGCGCAAAAGAAAATACAAGAATTTGAATGGAAAGCCAATCTAAAACTCGAGGATTTTACGATCAAGCTACTCGAAACGGCACTAGATAGATTAGAAGTTTTTAAAATGAAGGAGGAAAAATAAATGTTTACAGTAGACCATAATCAAGCTAAAGGATTTGACCCGATTAAACCAGGAGAATATGAAGTGATCGTTATCAATTATGACCAGACAACATCTCAAAATGGAAATCCGCGTATCATTGTGGACTATGAGATTCGCAGTGATGTAGATCAACCGTGCCAAGGACAAAAAATCTTATATGACAACTTCGTCGTAACAGAAAATTCTATGTGGAGATTACAGGCAGCGTCGAAGGCAGCAGGATTTCCAACTGGAATGACATTTAAATCGTATAAAGAATGGGCGGATACATTTTTGAAAAAGACACTCAGATTGGTAGTCGGAGAAAGAGAATACAATGGTAAGAAATACCCGCAGGTGAACGGATTTAAGCCTTCAGAAGTAGCGCCGATTCAAACTATTCAGATTTCTGATTCGGACGTTCCTTTTTAAAAATGAACAGAAAAAAATGTGGAGAGAGAGCAGCTATCATGCTCTCTCTAACATGTTACGTAATGGTTTTGAGGGGGTGAGAAAGTGTTACATACAATGCCAAGTTATACAGAACGGATTCAAGAAGTACTGCCGCATGCGAAAATCATTCGGTTAATCGGTTATACCAACGGAAATAAAGAGTATCAAAAAGCAAAATGTGCAGCGGGAAAATGGCAAACAACAGAAGCGTTACAAGACGAACAAATTCACGCATGGATACAAAAGGGTGGCTGGATTGGTGTTCGGATTCCAGAAGGAAGAATCGTGGTTGATATTGATGATAAAACAGAAGGGGCTTTACTACGTGAACTGTTAGAAGGCGAACGCATTCATCATCATTCTATTACAACACCCAATGGTTGGCAGTTTATATTTCGTGGAGAAACCGAATTAACGCGCCAACAAGGACAGTATCAAAAATATGTGAATCAATTGGGTCTCACACAGGATACACGAGCTGCAGAGAAAGGATATATTTTTTTCCTACAGAGAATACAGAGGGACGTTATCTTGTCACGCAAAGTCTAACTGGAGTTGACGAGCTCCCTACTTTTCTCTACAAGGTTTGGAATGGTATGAAACACCCGTCCCCAATGGCATACCCGTATGAGAAGAGTGGTTCACGTGATGGAGATTTCTATGATATGGCGAGAAGACTTTTAACTTGTGGTGTCAGTCAACCAGATGCGTTAGAAAGCTTGCAACTCGCGTATCAATATTTGTACCTTACAAGAAAGACTTTCCGTTTCAAACCGTGCAGGAGAAAGTGGAATCGGCGTGTAGAACGGTGAATAAGGGAAAGAATGTAGAACCAGTAACGATAGTTCAGACGAAAAATGCAAAAGTAGATTCATATTCTACTGTTGAAAAGATTCCTTATCCATACCGGATAAAAAATCATGCATTATACAGAGTAGAAATGAAGGTGAAAGGGGAAACGGTAGAAGAAAAAGAAATTCTTGTGGCGAGGCATGTGCCGACTTTGAAAAGGGAACTTCATCATGTAGAACGTTCACAGGTGTACTATGAACTCACTTGGCAAGATAGAGGAAGATGTATAACAGAACTTGTACCTGCAGGAGCGCTAGCTACCAAAAGGGAAATGATGCCACTGACGGATAAAGGGTTCCCGGTGAATGATAACAATACAAAACAGCTGATTGATTATTTTGACAAAGTCCTTGCTTGGAATGAAATTCAAAGAGGGCATATGGTAGACCGTTTGGGTTATGTAAAAAGCGGTTTGGCATATCCTTTGTTGGCAACAGATTACGAAATTATTCCAAGTGATCAGGGAGAGCAGCAAATTTTTGAAGCATTTCAGGTAGAGGGGACAGCGTCAGGATGGATTGAGGAAGTATTGTATCGAGTGAAAGAACACCCTCGAGCTTTATTCTTTACCTTAGCGTCTTTTGCAAGTGTTCTCTTACATGATTTGAAAATAGATCCTTTCATTGTGGAATTAGCAGGATCGACTTCTACAGGGAAAACGACAGCCTTAAAGGTGGCCGCTAGTGTATGGGGGACCAATCAACTTGTGAATGAATTCAATGCAACAAAGGTAAGTGTTGAACGAAAGGCAGCATTTTTGAATAGTTTCCCTTTATTACTAGATGATAGTCGGAAAGCGATGAACGCCTTCTTCAATCTTTCGTGTACACCTTTAGTGGGGGGAGATCAAAGGGAAGAGGATCTGTTGGCGGTTCTCAGCGTGAATATACATGGCGTAACATCATGTTAACAACGGGAGAAGTTTCTTTGAATGAATATGCTTCTAAAGCTGGTGGGGCGGCTGCACGAATTGTGAGCTTAAATGATAGTCCGTTTGAGAATGTGGACCATACGTTTTTTACGGAGTTGTATAAAGGGTTAGAAACGCAATATGGAGCTATTGGATTAGAATTTTTGAGACAATACCAAGCACGCAAAAAGGAACTGTTACCTTCATTTTATCAGTTTAAAGATTTCTACATGAAGAAATCGCAAGGGAATGAAGTGTTGACGAGATTATCTCTCTATTATGCGACCGTTCAGTATGCAGGAAGGCTATTGAAAGAATTTTTCCAAGTGGATTTAAACTTGGAACTGTTAGATCAACTATTTGATGAAATAGCAGAAGAAAACAAAGCGATTGATAAGCCAAAGGAGTTATTAACAGAGGTTTTATCTTATTTGGATAGTAACAGGGAAGGAATTTACTACGATTATGCTCCCAAAAATATTAAAGCCATTTATAAATTTCAAACGATTTGTCTTACACCGGCTTTTTTAAAAGAATTTCTTGGTCCTGAAGAAAAGAGAACACGGAAAGAATGGATGAAAAGGGGATTTACTGTGCCTCAGACAGTTGAGGAGAAAGAATTTGATTATAAAAAGGTGAGCCATAAGGGGAGAAAAATTAATGCTGTCATCATTAGTAGAGAAACTGTTCAAAAATTAGGGTTTGATTTCGAAGAAAAAAATTACGGATAAACATAACGGTACCAAGGAGTACCACGGAAAAAATAGTTTTTTTCATTTTTGGAACCCCTACAAACATTGATATAACAGGGTTTATATAGTAATAGTACTAAAAGTACCAATAGTACTAAGAAAATAAATATATATTAGATATTTTCTCTTTTTTTTTATAATAAATTGCATATATAGGTATATTTTCGAAAAACGTGGTACTTTTGGAACTTTGGTACCCAACCTCACGAAAACGTTGATATAACAGGGTTTTAAAGGGTTCCTAGATAGGAAGATATGATGGAACCGCTTGGGACTTTTGGTACCGTAAAGAAAATAGGAGGGGAGGGACCACTGATGCAAGCCATTCATTACCGCTATTCAGAATCAGAATTAAAAGCAATCCTATCCACACTAGAAATCATCGTAGACACACGGGAACAAAAGAATCAGCATGTGTTGGACTATTTCCGTAAAAGAAAGTACCGTTTACAATTCGTGGAATGAAAACCTGTGATTATTCTGCGAGGATTCCCAAGAATGTAGAAATGGGTCTAACGAGGGACATACCTTACGGCAGGTGTGGAGAGAAAGAATGGTGTGGACGAACTGGTTGAAAGTATCAAAGACCGTACACGTTTTGAAAATGAACTCATCCGCGCATCGAAACATCCATTTGTTCTCATTGTGGAAGATGTAGAAGGGTACCAGAAGATTCTGAATGGAACCTACCGGAGTAAGTATGAACCGAAATCCTTATTAGGAAGTTTGAAAACGTTCGAAGTACGATATGGATTTTCTACAGTTTTCATTGATCCGATTACCACGGGTAATTATATTTATCATCACTTTTTATACATGGCTCGTGAGTTATTGAAAAAAGGGTTTATTTAAGCTAGGAGGAAACATGAGCAACAAAGATATACTCATTGAACAATTGATAGAGAAAGACAAATTTAAATTGCCAGATTGGTCGAGAGTTGTATGAAGGAGCGGAGGAGGAATTGATGAAGCTGTTGGAAGAAACGATGTGAGGTGCATAAAAAAGGAACTCCGGCGCAAGAGTTCCAATGGGAGAACAGAAAAGTTAAGAAATCAAGTGTGTTTATAGTATGTACATGCTTCGATTTTTTATACAACATAACAAAGCAGCTAGCAAAAGCTAACTGCTCGGTGTGTTGATAACAGGAGAAACTTCATTCATGGAATTAAGGAGTACAGCCATATGTGGCCTATGGATAGTATGAATCAAAATTAGAATTTTATGCAGGAGGGAAAAGAATGGATGCTTGGGAAATGTTAAAACTGATGAAGAAATATGGCAAGTGTAAACAATGTGGGAATGAAATCATTGGTGATGGAGAAGGAAATTAGAAGTTGAAGATGGCCGTTTCAAACGAACTTGCAAGTGTGGATGGAATGTTGAGATTAAAGAAAAGTAGAAAAATGTCTAGTTCATCACGCATTGGATTGTCGGGCCGGAAAATAATTGTCAGAAAACCCATCAAATTCAAGTTTAAATTCTTTCTGAATACCATAGTATTTACGGAGTTAGAATCGCTTAGAAAGGATTCTGAACGTTTTGTCAGATAGTGTGGATTTCTACTCTTTCCAAATGTGCCCCTCACAAATAACCTCGGTATAATAAAGACAAACGAAAAGACCGAGGAGAGAATGAAATATGGACGCAAGAAAAACGAGAATTCGTATTTTAGATTTACTAGATGGTCATTGTCAGAGTTGTGAATACCATGGAGGGAAAACACACCCATACTGCACAGAAACGTGTAAAATTGGGCAGGAAATTCAGCAATTAGGAACTAGCCTGATTACAGATGAGAAAAATCGAGAGTATAAAACAAAATAAAATGGGATAAAGTGTCAAGACGTAATGGAATTAAAAAAGGAAGGGCTGACATACGTTCAAATAGCGGAAATATTAGGTTGTAACGCGAGCACCATCCGCCAACAATTGAAAAAACGAGGACTACAATTGCATGAAAGTGTGGAAGAAATGCGTAAAGAAAGCGATGAAAAGTGGGATGAGTTGTGTGAACAAGCGGTCACTTTTCATAAGCAAGGGAAAAGTTATGAGGAAATTGCGCGTCAATTTGGATATTACGGGAATAGTTTACGTAGACAACTTATCAAACGAGGATTATACCGAACAAAAAACAAGGAGTAAGTGTGGAAGAATCGGAGGGATTCGATGATAGAAAGCCCAACAGGGAAACTGAAAGGCGCGACTTTTAAATATATCGAGAGTGAATTATATGGTTACGGCGATACCTTGCGTGAAATTGCATTCTTACGAAAGAATCTGATTTACTGTTCTTCGCAGGATGACGAGAATATCGGAGGTGGAAGAAGGAATCTCCCAAATCGTCCAACAGAACGTATCGCAACAAAATTAACGGTACATAAAAAACTCAAACGCCTAGAAGAATTAGCAGTTACGATTGAACATGTGTATGTATTGTTAGAATCAGAGAAACAAAGACTGGTCAAATTAAAATATTGGACGAAAACCACAATGTAAGACATGGGACGGAATCGCAGAAGAGCTGCACATCACCAACGAACAGCCTTACGTTGGAGAGATGGAATTGTGTACGCAATCGCGGAAAGACTGGGAGAAAGATAAAAGATGTCACTATCATGTCACTTTTGGCCTCAAAAAATGAAGTATTATGGTAATATGGAAAAGTGAATGGTGACGGAAATCACCTATCACAAGGGAAACATGTATATTCTAAACGGTTCAATTATGTGGTATCAAAAATCCGAAACCAGCTTCAATGGTGCAGATTGCATGTATCCGTTGAGAAGAGAGAGCATCTATAAGATGTTCTCTTTTTAGTAAGCAGATTCTAAACAGAAAAAGATAACAAAGGCAAACAGGATGAGTAAGAAAAGGGAAAATTTCATCGGGAACTCCTTTTTAGAAGTAGTATAGGTGAGTGTTTCAAAGAATATGTATTGTGAAATATCACGTACCGTAATGATAGTAACAAAATAAAGAAAGCAAACATATAATGCAGTATGAAATAAGCGTAAAAAATTTATTTCATACTCAACATAAAAATCATCTCAGATAAGAAGGGTATCTACAGGCGTGGATGCCCTTTCATTTTCACATATTCAAGCGGACAAGCATATAGTAGAACAAGAATAATGATCGTTACCTTTCTATTCGAAAAGCACTTGTGAAAACGGGGTTTTTCTCGTATCACTTTTCATAAGACAAGCATATAGTAAAAGTATACAACCTCCGTTGTTAGTTCACTATAGGAACCCCTTTCTACGGACGAAGCTCGAGAGCATCCAACTGGCGCGGGTGCTCTCTTTGTATTGGAAATCTTAGGAATCAATTTTATACAGAATTTGTTTCTACTCCTCTTGAAATAAGACGTGTTACAATGATACATATACAAGATTGTGTGGAGGAGGAATTGTGCTGGAAGAAAAGTTAGATATGTTAATGAAAATGATGCAAGCTATGGGAACAGACATTCAAAAACGTTTTTGATGGCATGGAAGAACGTTTGACATTAATTGAGGAAAGATACAAAAGAGTGAAGAGAAAACAGATGCATCCTATTTGATGGTGCAAGAAGCAGGAAAAGGTGTTGCACAGTTGCAAGTAGATGTAAATGAATTAAGAGAAGAAGTGGAATATTTACATACAAAAGCAGTGGAACATGATAAAAAACTATTTAAAATAGAAAAGAGGATTCACTAAGAAAGCCTCAAGAGAAACCTTCTTTTTTTGCTATAATGATGGAAGGGGATGTATTATGCAAACAATTAAGCCAGGAGGTTGAACAAACATGAGAGAAATCAAACCAGGGGGCTGAAATGATGAGAGACATTCGGCCAGGGGTGAATAAGTAAATCGAGAGCATCCAAAACGGGTGCTCTTTTTCATAGGTAAAAAATAGAAATGTATAGATAGTTAACAAGGTGAAGAGTATGCAAGAAATAAGAAGGAACGAGTGATAGAAATACTGTTTATAGCAACGATGTATAAAAACTGTATAACGGTAGAAAACAAGAATCGCGCAACCATGCGTATTTCCCGTTTGAAGGACTGTCATATAATAACTATTATGTAAACTAAAAGTGCTGTGTTTATTCATTTCCATGTATAAAATAATGGTACCTATCAAATAATTATCAGAAGATTCTTTCCGTATCCATTTGGGTACTTTTCTTATTTTAAGGAGGCGAAACGAAATGTTTTTCAAAGGAAAGAAAAAGCAGTAACAGAATAGGAAAGTGAAGCAAGATTCTGTAAAAAGAAATAACGATTATACAACAAATGATACGTGGTTTTATCATACAATGACATCAAGTGCGGCTTATGGAAGCTATGACAGTGATAGCCATTTATCTTCTTGTACTTCGCATTCTTCGTATGATTCAAGAAGTTCATAAATATAAGTCCTACTCAGATTTTCGACACCACCATACGGATCTTACAAGCCTCAACAAATTGTTATACCTTGTATTCAAATATATTTAATTATGATGATTTCCTAAAGCGGATCTCTATGTACAGAGTTTTCCTGAAAAATATATCTTACATTTTTGTAAGGGTTATGTAAGGAAAATCCATAGTAATGGATAGGAGATAATGATAATCTAATAAATAAAGCAATCTAGCAATTAGGGGAGGTTATAAATGATGTTGAAAAATAAGAAAGTTTTATATGCAGGTATAATAAGTGCAAGTATCCTGTCTTCAGTAACAATACCAATGGACACTTTGGCAGAGACAACTGTAGATCAACAGTGCCATGTGACAGCCCCATTGGATTTTAAATCGGAGTGTAAAACAGAAGCGACAGCTTGGGGAAAGGAATTTTTTGATTTATGGAATAAACTTACTCCACAAGTAGAGAAAGATACTGTAAGAGACTATACAGGTGGAGGGTATGGGAATATGAATAGGTATCTTCGATCTGATTACTTTGATGTTATAGATCAAGAAAAAACCGAGGCAAGTATTAAACAAATGGATCGTGCTTTTTCCAGAGTAAGACTACATGATGATATGGTAGTATATCGCAGAGTCAGTGAAAGTGCATTTAATTTACCAGATTACATGTCGGATTATTTATTAGAGAAAACAGGGGAAACAGCCTTAGTTAATAAGGATTTAAAAGTAAATATGGAAAAACTTGAAATTTTGAAAAAAATGTTTCAAGGAAAATATAAAAAAGATCCAGCATATATAAGCACTAGCATTGTGAAAGATGTAGCGGCAGGGTTTAATGAGTTACCTATTCTAATGAAAATTCATGTGCCGAAAGGGGTACCAGCTATATATGTAGATCCTTTAAGTAATGCTTCGGGGGAAATGGAATTACTGTTACCAAGAAATAGAACCTATAAGGTTACAAATATATCGTCGGTAATTGAAAAGGACAGAGAATATGTAATGGTAGATATAGATATTTTAGATATCGAATCTAATTACCGAAATAAACGTTCTACCGACATCGTATATGAAGATAATTTACCATCGTTATCAAAATAAACTCAGTTATTTAAAAAAATGAAATTGATTTATTGAAAGAATATAAACTTAAAAAGCATCCATTAGGGTGCTTTTTTCTTATGAAAGATAAAGGCTGGTGTAACTATGCAACCTTTCACAATACAAAAGATTAACAAATTATATGAGCAAGATAACATCACTAAGTTCTATAAGCATCCTTATTGGAGAAGGAACATTAGGATTAAGGCCTTAGAGAGGGACAATAGCGAATGTCAGGAGTGCAAGCGCAAAGGTAAGTATAGCAAAGGTAGGAACGTCCATCACATCAAGGAGTTACGTGACAGACCAGACTTAGCGTACATACTAAGCAACCTAGAAACACTATGCATTCCATGCCATAACAAAGAGCATGGCAAAGAGAAGAACATAGTGAAGAAACGCTGCACGATAGTAGATGAAGAGAGGTGGTAAGTGTGGACAGCTTAGTCATTCAAGGTAATGTGTATGTATTATCTTTTATTGAAACAATAAGCAAGAAAGAATCTATTGACTTATCTCAAAGGGAATTCGATATATATAAACAATTCCAAAAAGATATCTACACAACATACAAACAGATACGACACATATGTAATCCAAGAGCATGTGAGAAGACTACACTTGAAACTGTTAAGAAGAGTCTACGTGAACATTGGCTAGAACATTATCTAAACATGTCATTAACAGAAGCTCATATTGTTATTGAATATGCTGAGCTATTCTTTGGTTTAGCTATAAAATAATGGAAGATAAATTTCCTGAGACACCCCCCCGGGTAAAATATAGAGAAAATTTTGCTGGGGGACCGAGCAACGTGGGGGGGAGATTTGTCTTTTTATTTTTTGCTTTTCGCGCGCGGAACAGAAAAATACATATTATCTCAATGTCTAAATTAATAAATGAAAGTGTGGTGATACCGTGACAATCAAGAAAAAGAACTATGAATTGGCTTTTGAAGACTATAAAAATGGCATGTCATACGCTGATATTGCTACAAAATATGGCGTTGCTGAAACTACTGTCCGAGATACCTGGCGTAAGCGACATTGGAAAGAAACATTACAAGAACATACTAACTTACGAGATAAAATCCGTGATGACTTACTAGGTCAAATGAGGTCAAACGGTGTCATTCACGGACATTTTCTTGATTTAGTTGAGGATTACATGGCAATGTGGGATATTAAAAACAATTTGATTGCTGATATTGAAGAACGTGGTGTTTCAGTTTTAGGTGCTAATGGATTTTTAAAGAAAAACGATAGTATAAACGAGTTGAATAAGACGAACACACAAATGTTAAAGATTCTTAATGAACTTGGGCTTAAAACGGTAAGTGAAGAGGTGGATGATGATGAAGCAGAAGTCTAATCTTCCTTATAAATATCACCCTTACATTAGTGAGTACATGTATAGTGTGGAAAGCGGAGAAATAAGGTCATGCAAAGAGCAAAAACAATTAATGGCCTTAGTTCGAAAAACTTTAGACGATCCAAATGTTTATATTGATGCAAAAGCTATTGAGGATAGTGTTAAAATTCCAGAGCCATATTTCCCTTTCAAACTTTACGCTTGGCAAAGATTTTTAATGCTTGCGTATATGGAGTTAGATATAAAGATAATGACCGTTTAGTTTGGAATCAGATTTTCATTTTAATGGGTCGTGGTGGCGGTAAAAATGGTTATGGTGGTTGGCATAATTTTTATATGTTGTCCAAACAGTTGGAATTGATAATTATCATATCGAATGGGTAGCAACTTCTGAACAACAAGCAAAAACTACATTTCAAGATGTTCGGAATGTAATTGACAACCCTAAAAATAGTGTTTTAAAGAAGTCTTTCCATACGACTAAAGTGTTAATTGAACATAAAAAGAATAGATCACATTTAAAATACAATACTTCTAATGCTAGAACAAAAGATGGTTTGCGTCCTGGATCAGTTTGGTTCGATGAAATTCACGAATATGAAGACTATGCATCAATTAAAGTATTCCGTTCGGCTCTTGGTAAAGTTAAAGACGGCCGAACTTTCTATTTAACAACGGATGGATATGTCCGCGGTGGCGTTTTGGATGATATGAAAGAAAAAGCGCGAATGGTTTTAAGTGGAGAAGTTGAAAACAGTAAGATTTTCCCCTTCATCTGCAAATTAGACTCTGAAGAAGAAGTTGAAGATGTTGCAAACTGGGAAAAAGCCAATCCTTCTATTCGAGATAACACAGAATTATTCGAAACAATGAAAGAGGAATGGGCGGATTGTCAAACCAACATTCCGATGCATGTTGAATTCATGACAAAGCGTATGAATATTCCTAAACAGCTGTTTCAACATAAAATCGCTACCTATGAGGATATTCTTGCAACAGATCAACCTTTACCTGATGATTTACACAAATATGAATGTATTGGTGGTGTGGATTACGCAGAATTACGTGACTTCTGCAGCGTCGGTTTGCTATTTAAACGAGAAGGGAAGCGCTATTGGATTCACCACACTTTCATATGGCACCAGGCGTTGAAAATGCAGGATATTAATCAAGATATTATCGATATTGGTGTGGAAAAAGGACTCTTCACCATCGTCTATGATAAAGAAATTGAGCCTAAACGTGTTATCAATTGGTTTTTAGAAAAAGCGAAAACATACGACATTAAACGTATCGCGATTGATAAATTCCGTTCTGTAGTCTTGAAACCTTTATTAGAAGAAGCTGGTTTTAACGAAAGAGTTGATATAGTGAGGCGTGGTCCGTATATTCACGCGATGTTAGACCCGTTAATCCAACATCTATTCATTAATCATCATATCGTTTTCCACGATGACCCTGTTATGCGTTGGTATTGTGGGAATATCTATGTGGACGAACTAGGAAATGGCTCAAAAGAATATAAAAAAATCGACCCTGTCAAAAGAAAAACTGACGGGTTTTTTGCATTCACACACGCTCTCAATTTCGATGGTGATCTTGAAGACTATGCAGTCGATTTAAACGATATGCAAGTATGGTCATTTTAACTAAAGGAGGTGAATGAATTGGGGATTAGAAACATATTTAAAGCATTTTTAGGTGGTAGTAGTAGCGATATTCCCGATCCGGATTGTCAAACACTGCTATTAAAGCGGAAAATAGCTTACAAGAAACTATACGTTAACGCTGCTATTGATTTAATTGCACGTTCATTAATCGCCTGTGATTTTGAATCTTACAGAGATGGCAAGTTAAAACGGCATTTAAACTACTATCAATTGAATGTAGCACCTAATAAGAATGAAAACGCTCATGAATTCTGGACAAAAGTTGTATATAACCTTGTTTACGAAAATGAAGCGTTGGTTATTCCTATTGGCGAAGAATTGTGGGTAGCTGATTCGTTTTATCGCGAAACTACGAATGGTTTAACAGAGTTTACGTATCATTCATTATCAATTAACGGTGAAATGGTAACGAAAACTTATAAAGAAAGTGAAGTCTTGTATTTCCGGCTTTCCCAGGAGTCTATTAATCAAGTTATTGATAGTTTGTATAACTCATACGGATTATTACTAGCAAAAGCTATGTCTGATTATAAGGGGAATGGAAAACTTAGATTTTTAATTAAAGGACGTTTCATGAACTCTTTGACAGACGAGAACGGCAAAGCAGCACAAGCACTTTTTGAGGAAAAGATGAGAGATTATACGAATCCCGAAAAAATTGCGTCTGTTTTATTCTTGCCGGAGCAAGTTAACTTAGAAGATCAGAGTAAAGACCCACAAAAATTGGATACACGAGATATTAAGAATCTTGCAAAAGATATGTTAGACTTTGTGGCCGTTGCTTTCCACATACCACCATCATTATTAAGTGGAATTAGCGAAGGTGGTATATCTACTTCTGGTAATCCTACTGGTGACCTAGATCATTTCATACTTTTCTCTGTTAGACCAATCGGTGAAATGATTGCTAACGAGTACAACAAAAAGATGTTTACTAGAGATCAGTTTTTAAACAAAACTTACATCAAATTCGATATGAAAAACTTCAAATTATTCGATGTAACGAAGTTCGCAAACGCTGTGGACAAACTATTCGCTGTTGGTGGCATGAGTATAAACGATGTGTTAGAACGATTAGGAAAAGAACAAATAGAAGAAGATTGGGCTAATGAACGTTATGTCACTAAGAACTATGAAAGAGCAAGGATAAGCGGAACGATGGAGGGGGGTGAAAAGGATGGAAATGGAAAAGATTCAACCGAAGTTCCTAATGATGGAGAACCAGGAGAACAGTAAAAAAGTTGTCGCGTACATGCATGGAACAGTTGGCGCTGGTTGGTGGGGTGATATTAACGCAAAGAAAACGCGTGAAATGTTCGATAACATGGATGCTGACGAAATTGAATTACACATTCATTCTGTCGGGGTGATGCTTTTGAAGGGATTGCGATTTGCAACTATTTGCGAAGCCACAAGGCCAAAGTTACTGCAGTTGTTGATGGAATTGCAGCGTCAGCAGCTTCTTTGATTGCAATGGGCGCTGACAAAATTATCATGCCATCTAATACAACAATGATGGTTCATAGGGCTTCAACTTATGCGTACGGTAATGCTGATTCGTTAGAAAAGCAAGCCAACATGTTACGCGATGTTGATGATGCTTTGATCCAATCATATAGAAATCGTTTTAACGGCGAATTTCATGAATTAGAAGCGTTACTTGACAACGAAACGTACATGACCGCTGAAACAGCTAAATCGTATGGTTTCTGTGATGAAATTGTAGATTCAATAAAAAGTGTGGCCAACGAAGAACCAGTTATTGAAAAACCAGAAGAAGAAGTACCTATCGAAAACGAAGGTGACAAACGTATTCAAAATGCTGAGAAATCAGCAAATTTTATGGCTTCATTATTAAAATCTATCAAACTATAGGGGAACTTTACAATGGGTAAAGATTTAGAAACTAAAATTGACAATCGTCAAAATTTAAGCGAAGTTTTAGCAAGTGGAACACCTGAACAGGTAGATAACGCTTTGGTACAATTCGCGCAAGGTATTCAAAACAAAATTCTACAACAAGCTTCTGTACAATCTAGTGACCAAGCTATCCTAGCCGCGCGCGGTGGACGTGCTTTAACTAGCCAAAAACAAAATATTACAACCAAGTAATTGCTGGTAATTCCTTTGCTGGCACTGAAGCATTGGTGCCACCAACTGTTATCGAACGAGTATTTGAAGACTTAGTTGGTTCTCACGAATTACTTTCAAAAATTAACTTTGTGAACGTTGGTGCTTTAACGGAATGGATTCTGAAAAAGGGTGATGTTCAAACAGCGTTCTGGGGTAAATTATGCGCTGCTCATAAAGAACTGTTAGATGAAGGTTTCGAAACAATTCACATCAGTCAATACAAACTATCTGCTTTCATGCCTGTATGTAAGGCAATGCTTGATTTAGGCCCAGTATGGTTAGACCGATATGTTCGCACTGTATTAGTTGAATCTTTAAACATTGCTTTAGAAGTAGCCATTGTTCGCGGTACTGGTAAAGATCAACCTATCGGTATGATGAAAGATTTATTAAATGTTGCGAACGGAGTAAATGCTGATAAAGCTGTAACAGCTGTTTTGAAAGACCTTACTCCTTACACTTTAGGTAACATCATGGCATTACTTACTCGTGATGGGAAACGCAACCCTGACAATGTCATGTTAATTGTGAATCCAGTTGATTACTGGGCTAAAGTTTACGGTTACACGACACGTCCTAATGCAGATGGAACTTACGCTTACAATGTTCTTCCGATTCCAGGTTCAATTGTTAAATCTAACGCTGTTCCAAAAGGAAAAATGGTTGTAGGTATGGCGAAAGACTACTTCCTAGGATTAGGCGGTGCGCAACGTTTAGATGTGTACGACCAAACTCGTGCAATTGAAGATGAAGATTTATACATCGCTAAAATGTATGCGAACGGTCGTGCTGATCGTAATGATTCGTTCTTAGTTTACGATATTTCTGGTTTAGTTGATCCAAACACGCCAGTAACGCCACCAGCTTCTAAATAAGAGGTGATCATATATGGAAAATGAGCAAGCAAAGGCGGTTTTAGTATCGCCTTTCGATTTGATTGATGATGTGAAAGAAGCACTAGCGATTACGTGGGATGAGGAAGACAGTAACATCGTAAAGCTGATAGATCGTTCTGTTTACTATATGAATGATTTAGTAGGCGTTGAACTTGATCTGAAGGTCAATTTATCCGCGCGTGAGTTAGTTATTAATCGCATCCGATACGAGTATAATAATGCTCTTGATCAATATGAAACTAACTTTGAACAACCACTTTCAAGGTTGATTTTACACGTTGCCTTAAAAGAGAGGGAAGTGTAATGGCAATCGAACGACATAGAAAGACTTACAATGACGGGTTTGTAAGTGTCATAGAGAAGAAAACGATGCGAAATGCCACTAAGAAAGTAATTGGATATGAAAATGTCGAGATAATCAAACTTAGATTTGCAGAACTTTCATGTCGTGAGATGGATATGCAGCTAGTGAATAGTGTGGGGAAACAGTTAGATAGGAAGATTGAAACGTTGTATGCTTCTATATTTAAAAGAAAAGATGTGGACAACCTAACTCTCAAATTGCGTGGCGTTTCTTACAGCATCATTAAAGCTGATCGTTTTAAGAATAGTATGTTCTTATATTTACAAAAGGTAGGTGGTCTTGATGACACGGAATGAATGGATTGAGAAGTATAATGTCAAACTGGTTGAGCACTTAGAATCATTCTTCAGTGGCGCTCAAGTTTACCAGGACATTGTACAAGAAGATGAAGCGAATCTATCCACAATTCATCATGTGGTGTTTGAAACTGGTGGATTCGAGAGAACAGGTGCTACAAATTACACCCAGGAAGTTACTGTTTATTTCTTCTCGGAAAATAGAGAAGACTTGGACATCCTGCAATTAGAATTCATGAGTAGTCTTGCTAAAACTGGTCATACCTGCAATAAATCGCTCAAAGACAGAATGAAAAAGAAAGATACTGCATTCTTTGTGGATGTACTCACATTTGAATTGACGAGGAACATCAAACTTGTCTGCTAAGTTTAGCGTTGATTCGGCGCAATTTGAAGCGTATCAAAGGAACATTGAGCGATTACCAAACGTTGCAGAAAAGATCATTAATGAAGAGTTAAAAAAGAAAATATCACCTAGTATGCAAAAGTCTATCCTGGGATTCATCCCTATTTCAGATAGAAAGAAACCACACGCAAAACTATCGAAGGCCATTCAAGGGACTTTAAAAGAAAACTTAACATTAACCCTAAAGCCGAAAGTTAAATATGCGTATCTAGTTTTCCCAGATTTAGGGGTCGGGAAGAGTAAAGGTAATAAACCCGAGTCGTTTATGGAGCATGGTGTGGACAGAGAAATGAATAAATCTGTCGAAGAGCTTAATAAATCTTTGATTGAAGAAATAAATAAGACATTAGGAGGAAATTAAATGCCTACAACTACGATTGACGTGTTTGACGCCGTCGAGATTAAAAACGCAAGTTTACTTTTTAAAGGTGAATCCGTAACAAGCCCTTTCGGATGTATCGGTAAATTAGATGCGGAAACGGAAATCAAAACAATCTCAAAAATTTGCGGCGGTGTAACGAAAAAGAAAAAAGCGAAACCAACACTATTAACTGTTAAAATCTCAGGACACATGGATTTAAAAGTGGCTCGTAAAATTTTCGGCCTTAAAAACGAAGGTTTAATCAGTGATGTGTACTCGTATGGTATAAAAAGTGTGGGGGAAGACTTCTCATTCGTCGCTGAAGAATACGATACATTTGAAGATAATAACCGTTTAATCGCGTTTCCTAATTGCTCTGCCGCTACTGGATTTGTTAAGAGTATCGAAAATGGAGCAGACGAGTTAGCTGAATTCGAAGTGAAATTACAGCTTTACCTGACGCTTATGGTGAATTCTACTATGAAGGTATTAACTTGCCAGCAGACGTTCAAACAAAATGGCTAACTACATTCAATCCTGCTGAACTACGTAAGGTTACACCAAAATAAAAATACGCAGGGCGCTCTCGTTAGCGCTCTTTCATTTTGTCTAAAAGGAGAGATTTAAATGTTGGAGACTATCACATTAGTAAACCCGGAAACAAAGAAGAAAAGGAAGTTAAAGTAAACGCTAATTTGACAGCGTGGACACTTTTTAATTTAGAAAAAGAGAAAATCATTAACAAAGCGTTTCTAAGCTCATTATTAAGCACGGGTAACGAAAGAAGTATGGATTTATTGGATTCTATCCGCGTTGTTTATGCAGCTTATCGTCAAGCTAACGGAACGGACTTTTTAGATTTTGAATCATTCGCGAAACAGTATGAAGTCGATATAA